GTTCCTACTAATTCCTATGGAAGACACATATAAATACAAGCAGTTTCATTGCAGAATGAAATATGTAACTTACCGACGATTAAGACGAAGTTTTAAAGCTCTGCCTAAAGAAAGTGCTAGTTCTTATTTTGAAAGATTAAGTAAATATTTAGAGGAGTTGCAAAATGACAACTGAAAAACCCTTAAATGAGAAATTAAAAGAAATAATAGAGGAACATAAAAATGATAATTAAACAAAAAAGAATAATTAGAAATGGAAAGACTTGGAAATCTGAGTTTGAAGGAGAAACTATATTCACACCTTTTCCAGTAACAACTTATGGGCAAGAAGGTATCTGTGCTTCAGAAATGGTTGATCTTTATGAAGTACAAGAAAGGGAAGTTGATATTGGAGAAGCAGGATTTATTAAAGAGGATTCATTACCTACAGAATGTGATATAATTTCTGAATTTAAAAAAGTGGGAGAATTTGCAAAATGATATGCACTGAAACAACAATGTTAGGATTTACTATAGTTTGGTTATTTGGAATAGCTTGTGGATTATTAGTGAGTGTGATAGTAGCATGGCTAGGATGGTTTTTAACAAAATGACATGTGAACATACACACAAAGATGACCCAGAAAATGCAGTCTGTGAGGATTGTTATAATGAAAATAGGCATCAAGTAGGAGAATGGTTTAGTAAGGAAGATGTCAAAGAAGCAGTGGAGAAGTTGAAAGAAAAGTTTAATTATTTTAAAAAGAAGTATCCAAAAAATACTATGACTTTAGAACAATTTGAACAATTAGAAGAAACTTTTAATATTGATAAAATATTTGGAGAATTTAAATGATATTCAACAGAGATGAAAGGAGGTTAAAATGGAAGAAGCAACAGAAAAACAAATCAATTTACTAAAGCAATGGAATTTACCTATTCCCAGAACTAAAGAAGAAGCTAGGATAATGATAGGTGAGCATATTGATAAGATGCAGCAAGAAAAGCCGCCAGTTGTTAAACCTCAAGGTGCTTGGTCTAAGCCTAGTAGTAGTAATGGGAAATACAACCCAACTTCAATGTATGTAAGTTATGCTAAGGATATATTTTGTAGTTTTGGTTATCAGGGAAATGATGAATCAGAAGCTGAACACTTAATGAAACGAAGTATTTACTTAGTAAAACAAGCAAAAGAATCATTTGAATAGTCATCTCTGAATGACAGCTCAGAGGGGTTCTATCACCAATTCCAACAATTCTCCCCTCTGAGTAATTATAATCATGGAAGAAGAAGAATTTGCAAAGATATGGCAGGCCTTAGATAGCAGGATAACTACAATTAATGATAGAACAAAGGCTCATACTATTGATATTAGAGAGCTGAGGAAACAGATTAAGGAGTTATCAGCCACTTTTAGTAGCAATAGTTAATTCTAGTTTTTTGGATTTATGGTTAAAGCATCTATTACAGCACCAGCATTCATCTGGAAATAGCCATAAACAAGCATCTTTTTGATTGATGTTTTCTTTAGTCTGCCTCACACCTTTAACACCACAGAACTTGCAGATGATGTCTTCATCAGAATCGTCTATTTTACCATTTAGCTTAGCTTTAAGAGCTTTTTCTAATTCATATGATATGTTTAAACCTTTAGATTTAGCATCTTCATGAACAGCTGCTGAAATTGATGTTAATACTGATTTTTTCATATAAGAGAATATATATTAATATATATAAACTTATCTAATAAAGCAAATTCCACCATTTTGTCTAGCTAGTTCTTTGTTGAGAACTAAGTCATCAATGATTTCTTTAATATACCTTCTTGAGCAAGCATATTTAAGGCATATCTTAGCAACAAGCTCTTTTTCATTAATGAAGTTATCTCCATCTAAACCTTGTTTTTCCTTACATAATTCCTTGATTTCATGTATCCTTTCACGCTTCCTTCTGGTATGTAAATTCTCTCTAAGGCTATAATTTATATCCATCATATATATAATACACACTCATATTTAAATATATGTGTGTTTCACTCACATAAAAAGGGAACAACTAAAAAATATAGTATATATATATATATACTATAATAATAGACCCCCGGCTAGTAGATTAAATACACACAATTAAATAGATTAGTTCCTTTATATAGATTTATAATTGAGGGAGAGTAGTAACAGCCTTTCTTTTTAGAGTTACCATGCGATGAAGTTGTTCATTAGTCTATCTTTGATGGGCTTTTTGATTAGTGTTTTATTGTTCTTTAGTCTTTAACTTCACTCGCTTCCAATGGTAACATTTAAGTATTTTAGTTACTTCAGAAATCTACGATTTCTGTTCTCCTTTAATATTAATGTTAGCTTCGCTTCGCTCAGTTAAAGACTAACCAGGCGCAAGAGGGGTAGGGGTGAATTGCGCCTGACCAACCCAGGGCGGCTAGGGGTGGGAACTGCTTGAAGAAGGGGTGTAACTGCATGTTACTCACACTTAGTGAAACCAATGTATAAGGTTTGTGTAGATATAGTTATTCGGTATACCGAATAACTCGCAAAGCAATGGCGGGGTGGGGTGGGTAGTAGAGGAGTATATTACACCTATGTTTCCAGTGGAGAATTATGTTAGCGATAGTTGGCTGTAAGTATATTTGCAGTGCTTATCCCCACCGACAAAATTTCAAAAATTATAAAAATTCCAACCGACAAATTTTTAAAATATAATAACTTACTTCTTTAATGATAATTCTCGATGATTGGCAAAAAGATATCTTAACTCACAAAGGTAACCTGCTATTGTGCACTGGAAGACAAGTTGGGAAAACAACTATCTTCGCAATAAAGGCAGCAAAATATATGTTAGAACATCCAAACAGCCAGATTATTGTAGTCTCACTAACAGAAGACCAAGCTAAGCTGATTATAATTATGATTCTTGATTATTTGCAAAAGAACCATAAAGCTCAGATTATGAGAGGAACAAAGAGACCAACACAAAACAGAATATATCTTAAAAACAAAGCTTCAGTTATAGCACGACCTGTTGGAACAACTGGTGACGCAGTTAGAGGTTTTACTGGAGATGTTCTGATAATTGATGAAGCGAGTAGAATGCCAGAATTAGCATTTCAAGCTGCGAAACCAACACTTTTGACAACAGGTGGTGAGATATGGATGTGCTCCACCCCGTTTGGAAAAAAAGGTTACTTCTATGAGTGTTATCAGAACAAATACCAGAGATTTAAGGTATTTCATAAAAATAGTGAAGAAGTAGTGACAAATAGAGAAATAACAGAAACATGGACAGAAGATAAGCGAACAAAGGCTATAAAGTTGCTGGAAGATGAAAAGAAAGACATGACAGAATTACAATATGGACAAGAATACTTAGGTTTATTCTTAGATGACTTAAGAAGATTTTATGAAGATGAATGGATTGAAAAAGTCTGTATTCTTAAGAGACCTGAACATTATCCTAGAGAAAATACTTATATGGGTAATGATATTGCAAGGATGGGTGGAGATAAAACAACATACGAGATATTGTATGCTCCTGAAGGTAAGAAGATAAAACAGATAGAGCACATACAAGAAGATTATAAACCAACAACTCACACAGAACAAAGAATAATTAGCACTTGTAATACTTTTGGGTGTGAGAAAGTAGGGATTGATGCAGGTGCTGGAAGTCTTGGTGTTGGTATCTATGACCATTTACTAACACATCCAGATACAAAGAAGAAAGTAGTTGCTATGAATAACAGGCAGATAGCTTTAGACAGACAAGGTAAGAAAAAGCAAAGAATCATGAATGAAGACTACCATGATAATTTGAAGGCAATGGGAGAACATGGTGAATTATTGTTATTGGATGACGATGACATAAAGACAAGTTTTAGAAGTATTCAGATTGAGATTATAAAGAAAGAAGATATAATTACAAATATTAAGATTCATGGTGCAAATAGCCATATTGTTGAAGGAATAAAGAGAGCAGCATGGCTGGCTAAAAAGGAAAAATCTAAAAACATAAGGATACTTGCTTTTTGAATGACAAAAGAATATAAACCAACTAAACCAGATAAAGAAATAATTCTTGAAGATAGAGATTATATGATTTATGAGATGTTTAGGTTAATTTTAAATGAATTAAGAAAAGCGAGGACTAAATAATGTCTTTTACATTATCAACTTCAGGCTCAGCAATAAAGACTGCTGGAGTTCATGTTAATTCTACTATTGTTTTAGATACAACTCAGTTAGAGATTTGGTCTGATGAAGCAGAAGCTGAGATTAGTGCAAATGCCAGATATGATGTAGTTACAAATTATTCAAATATTACTTCTTATGGAAGGATGGTCTTAAGTCAGATACATGATTGTAAAGTTGCTCAAAAAATAATCAACTACGAACCAGAAGCTATTGGAATTACAGGAGCTACATTAAGACAGAATTACCTGCAAACTCAAATATCAAATGGAATATCTAATATTGATAATGGTAAAATAAAGAAATACCTAAACATTCCAAGTTAAAATGACAGAACCTAAACAAATAAGTCAGCAATTTACTCAAGCATCTCCAGTTATAGCAAGTTATAATTATACAGATATAGCAGAAGGAACAGGTGTTGTTTTGTTTTATGGAAGTAATGACAGAGATGATGGGGGATATACTTATTTTTTAACAAATAACACAACAAGGTCTGCAGAAATAGATACTCATGCAAATGTTACAAGCACATCTTATACAAAAAGATTAGATTTACATTTTGATTTATCTCCTTTTAATTCTCCTAGAAAAATCAAAGGAAAAACAAGATATGTATTTACTATGACAGGCAGAGGCGGCGAAAATTCTGCATCAATGGCATATATTATTTTTAAATTAAAAAAATGGGATGGAACTACTGAAACTCAAATCGGAAATGTAACAAGTGTAGAAGGGTCTTTAGGAACAAGTGGAAATGTTGTCGGATCACATGAGTTCACTTGTGAAATAGATGTAACTTCTCAAGTGCATTTTAAAAAAGGAGATGTTTTAAGAGTAACAGCTGAAGTATGGGGAAAATTAGTGGCTACAGGCGGAACAGGGAGAGTTGGAATAGCACATGACCCAACAGACAGAGATAATAGTGGTTTATTATTAGATGAGCATAGTTCACAATTAAAAATATATATTCCCTTTATGATAGAAATATAAAATGGCAGATTTAATGTTAGGAAACACAACCACAACAAACCTTACAGACAATGTTGCAGATAAAGAAGTAAGTTGGAAAACAACAGATGGAATCTACACAAATAATGAGAATGAATGGATTAATCCTTATGCTTCTAAATATTATGGGTTTTATTATAGTGTTGGAGAATATAGAGCTGCAATAGATGCCTTTTCAACTTGGACTATAGGACAGGGTTATACTACTGATACTAGAACACAGGGTATATTAGAGAATATGACTGGATGGGGAGAAGACAGCTTTTTATCAATTTTATTTAATATGGTTGCTGTTAAGAAGTTTAATGGAGACTCCTATGCAGAGATTATAAGAAATAAGCAAGGAACTCTGATTAATTTGAAAACCTTAGACCCTAGAAGGATGAAGCACATTACAAACAAACAGGGAATATTAATAAAATACAAATATATTCAGTCATCAGGAAAAGAAGATGAGTTTAAACCTCAGGATATATTACATTTCTGTAATAATAGAGTTCTTGATGAACCTCATGGAACTGCAGTTACTTCTGCTATTGAATGGGCAGTTACAAGAATACAAGAAGCAAGAGAAGACTGGGCAAGGTTAATGCATACAAGTGCAGTTAGAATCTTCTTTGTTGATGAACAAGATACAGCAAGACAGGAACTTCTTAAATCAACTTATGCAGATGCTATAAAGAAGAAAGAAGTTATGATACTCACTTGCAGACCTGAAGAAGCATCATTTAAAGATTTAGAAACTCCTAATGCTAATAATTGGATTACTTACCTTAATTATCTTGAGGACAAATTCTATAAACAGCTGGGAGTTCCTAAGGTTGTTCTTGGAGGAACTTCTGAAAATACAGAAGCTAGTGCTAAGGTTGGAGTGATATCTTATGAGCCAACATGGACAAGAGAGATTATGGAAATTGAGCAGGACTTATGGAATCAACTTGCTATTAGAATTAAAATTAATAAACAACCCTCACTTATGGAAAACATGCAGGCAGATGAAGCAAAAAACACAGGACAAACTAAATTACAATATCAAGGGTCTCAATAATGGCAAAAACAAAACAAAAACCAGAGAAAGAGGTAGTTATAGCTGCAATAATAGGGCTTGTAGGTCTGGAGATTATAGCTTTATTAAATGGCATCAATGGTACGCTGTATTCACTAGTCATTGCAGTAGTTGCTGGCTTAGGTGGTTACGTAATACCTTCCCCAATAAAGAAATAAAATGTCAAATATAAAAGAAGAAAGAAGAAGAAAGAAGAAGCTGTTAGAAGACCCAACCTTTATGCCGGGTGTTTCTAATAGAGCTCAATTTGCAGAAAAGGCAGCAGCAAAACAAGTTGGTGGCGGTGGATTAAGTGATAGAGATAGATTAGAGTTAGCTCAAGCAAGAGCAAGAAAAGCACAGATACCAGAACCCACAGCTATCTCTCCTAGAGGACAATTTGTTAATGTTGAATTAGAAGCACAACAAGAGGAAATTAGAAAGAGAGAAGAATTAAAAAAGAGACAAGAAGACATATTGCCAATAGCAGAAGAAACAGGAGTATTTGAAGAAAGACCTGAGCAGGTTGAATTAGATATTAAAAAGAAAATATACACAGGGCCAGAAGGGCTGGATTTTAAAGCCATCCCAGTAGCTGGAACTATTGCAGGAACTATTGGAGATATGATTTCTAAAAAATTAGGTATATTACCAAATGAAGACCCATTAATATTAACTCCAGAAGGACAAAGGGAAATAATGAAAAATGAAATACAAAAAGAAGTTGTTGAAAAGACAGAGGAACAAATAAGCATTTTAGGGGTTATGACCGAATCAGTAGGTTTAACCAAATTACCCTTAGGAATTGGGGATGCAGTAGCTAGATTTACTAAAACTCCTTCTGAAGATATAGAAACATTAAGAGTTGAAATTAGTGAATTAGATAGTCTAGCATCACAGATGACAGATGCAGCAGCACAAGGAGAGTTAGGAAATCCAGCAGAAGTGTTAAGAAAATTAGACAAAATAGATAGAATAATGATAGAAAAAGAGCAACAAATAAAAACTTTATTAATTTATAGTGCTGAATTAAAATCTGACCCTGAAGAAATTAACTTAATAGAACTAGAAATACTTAAAGTAAGAGATACTATCTTTGAAGGTAAACAAAGGGCAGCAGAAGGAGCTTTAGTAACTCCAACAGATAGTCATTTATATTATACATTGAAAGATATAAAAGAAAAAAAAAAGATAAATTCCCCCCTTCCCAAACAATAAGGATTCTAACTCCTGATGAAGCAAGAGCAATGTCTATTGAAGAAATGAAGAAAATCACAGATAAAGGGATAGAAATAGAGATTAGAGACCTACCACCTGATGCCTCACCAGAGGAGAATATTCGTAAAGTATTTGAAAAATAGATAATTTTATAAACCATAGTTTCTATTAATTCCTATGGGATTTTGGAAAATATTTGGAATAGTTTTATTAGCTGGTTTAACATTCATAGCAGTTGGAGTTTTATGGGTAATTATAAGAAACATAATTGCAACTATCTTTTAAAATGAATAAACAACAAATATTAGATGAAAGAGAAGCATTGATTGAGATGTATAAAGCAGGTTTTCTAGATGGTTATAAAGTTCATAATAAACTTAAAACTAAAGAAGAATGGGAAACATTAAACAAATTTTATAAACTTGCTTTTGTTAAAAGATTTGGAAAGAAGATAACTAAGATACTTAAAAAGAAGTGTAAGGAGGTTAAAAGATGAGTGAAGAAGAAAAAAAACAAGAAGTACAAGAACAGGTTAAGGGGGAAGAGCAGAAAGAAGCAACTCAAGACCCTGCAGAAGAGAGAATTAAAAAGATTAATGAAGCTGCCGACAGATTAGAACAAGCAGAAAAAAGGATGATTGAAAGAGAAACATCTTTAAGAGAAGCTGAAGCTATGAATAGAATTGGCGGGAAGACTGATGCAGGAGATCCTAAACTTACACCTGAAGAACAAAAACAAGCTAATGCTCAGAAGGAAGCAGACGAAATTACAAACGCTTTTAAGTAAAATGCACCTATATTTTTTTGTTAGAGGTAAGTTTGAACAAGTTGAATTATGGAAAGCACATGCTCAGGCTGCTTATTGGAAATGGAGAAGAACAAAAATAAAAACAGGAAAAGAAGAAATGACTCTTGTTCAAGGAGCTTTAAGACCTTCTGTTTTAGGAGCTTATGAATATGTTTTTCCTAAAGAAGCTTTGGTTGAAGTTTGTAGCTTTTTTGGTATTAATTCAAATGAACAATATGGATTTAAAAAGATTGGATTATACACAAGACACTTTTCCTTAAGGAAAATCTTTGGCTGTAAGAAGATTCCAAAGGATATTTTAAAGAAAGCCTCTGAAACTGCTTCAACTTTCTCAACAGAAGAATTTGAGAGAGGAGTTTCAAACTGCATTATTCCCGGAGTATCTATTCATGTCATAGGGATTAAAGAGGATGTTGTAAGAGAATTAGGAGATTATTTTCAAGAGGCTTTATGATTTGGGAGATAATTTACTTAGATGTTTTAGCAACTTTAGGCATAATTGTAAAGATTTATCAATTATGGAAAGAGGGAAAATTATTTAAAGCCTAATTATTTTAAATAGACATTATGGCAAGAGAGGCGATTCTAAGAGATACAAAAAACATTACTTCTAGAAGATATACCTGTGCTACTTCTACAGGCATTGCAAAGGGAACTTTCCTTAAAAATGCTGATGCTTTTACTGCTTCTGCTTCAACTGGAACAGGAGACCCTTTTGTAGGTTTTGCTCATGCAGATGTGAATAAATCAACAGATACTGCTTTTAATACTGAGACTTCTGTAACAGCTGACAAAGGCGGAATGTATGAATTAGTAGCAAGTGGAGCTATTGTAGTTAATAATTATGTTAAGACTGCAGCACCTGGAAATTATGTTATGGAAATGACTGCAGCAGATATGAGTTCATCATTAGCTATTATAGTTGGAATTGCAAGAGAGGCTGCAACTGATGGAGAAACAATTAATGTAGAGGTATTACCATAATGGAAGAAGAAATAAAAACAGAAGAAGAGGAAACTCCTGAGGAAGAAGAGGATAATAAAGAATGACATTTTATGAAACAGGTGAGGACACCTTAAGAGCAACAACTTATGATTTAGCTATTAAACAAATTGCAAATTATTCTTATAAATTTAAACAGCTTGTTAGTGTTGTAAGTTCTGCATCATGGAAAAACTATTTCTTTAGAGAACAAACAGATGTTCCAGAGGGTCAGTCAGGAAATGCTATTAAAGGTATTCCAAGAGGTGCAGACTTTCCTAATGCTGTATTAAGCTGGGAACAAGTAGCTTCAAGAATAGATAAATATGGTTTAAGTTCTACAATAGACCATGAAGATATTATTGCAGGAAACATTGACACAAGAAACAGGACTATTTTAAGGATTGCTGAAGGAGTTGCAAAGGCAGTAGATACTGAAATTTACACTGTTACTTCAACTGATAGTGATATTCTCACAGGAACTCTACAAGGTGGTTACTGGGATGAAACAAGTGCAGCAATTATTAAAGACTTGGCTAAGATGAAAGCTCAAGTTAAAACCTATTATGATAATGCTCAAGACTTTGCTCTAGTTGTTCATCCTGATACAGAGCCTCATATTCTACATTACATATATGAGAAAGGAGCTCAAGCAACTCAGTCAGGACAAAAAGCATTTAATGGTCAGATTGGAAGCCCTGCAGGAGTAAGAATAATTACTTCATCTGTTGTTGCAGCAAGTTATGCTTTATTTGTAGTTCCAAAGACTTGTGCTACATGGAAACAATTAATGCCTTTAGAGACTGACACTAAGACAGACAGGTTTAAAGGAGATACTATTACTGCTTGTGAATATGGAGTTACAGAAGTTCACGAACCAAAACAAATAGTTTTTACTCAAATTCTTGAATAGAAAGATTTAATTAATTCTTTTTTTTATATTTATTATGTCACATAGAGCAGATGGTTTAAATGATATTTTTGAGAATGATGTTACTATTAAGAAAAAGATTATAACAGACACAGGAACAATTAGTAAAAACCCTGTTAATGATTCAGATATAGTTAATAAAAAATATGTTGATGATGTTTCTATCAATACTGGAATAGATTTTTATTTATATGATGATGCTTCTACAGATATTGCAGGATATAAACAATTACTCCCTGTTATTTCTAGTGGAACAAAAGAAAATTTAGTTAAAGCTGTTCCTGCTAATGACACATTAATAGAAGAGTGGATAACAGAAGCAGATTGTGATTGTGCTCAAAAAATTAATACCTTAACATCAGGAGTATATAATCTTCATATTCATACAAGTGCAGCAACAGATAATAGAATAACTTTATATTTTAAATTATTTAAAAGAGGCACACTCGGAGCAGAAACTCTTTTATTTACAAGTGATGAAACAGAATTTATTGGAACAACAGAAGAAGAGATTAATATTCATGGAAGTTTAAAAGAAGATTTCCCACTTATAACAACAGATAGAGTATTAATTAAAGTCTATGCAAATAATAATTCTCCAGCTTCAACAAACATAACTCTTTATTATGAGGGTAATACAGCAAGTAGAATAACAATAAAAGGTTTAGCAGCTCCAAGAAAACACTCAGCTTTAGCAGGTTTAGCTTTTGATGATGCAGGACACACAGGAAATCTCACAATCTCAGAAACAGGAGATACATATTTAAATCTTATTTCAACAGACCACTCAGACCCTTATCTATTATTACAAAGAGGAACTTCCAGCGATGTTTATGGAGATTGGAAAATTGGAAATGTTGCAGGTGTTTTATCTCTGGCTAATAGAACAACAGGAGCTTATACTTCAAGATTTCAAATTCAACCAGATGGAGAAGTTGATATTTTAACTAATGTTTTAGATATGAATACTCATAAAATTACTAATGTTGTAGACCCCACAACAGACCAAGAAGCAGCAACTAAGAAATATGTTGATGATGAAGATGCTGCTGCTGATGCTCACATAAGTGCCACAGGAGCAAGCCACACATATATTAATCAACCAGTTACTACTTCTTCAAGCCCAACTTTTTCAGGAATGACTTTATTAGGAGCAACAGATGCAACTCTAACTATCAGGTCTGGCGCTGGAACTTATGATACTGCAATAAAATTCTATGATGAACTAACTCCTAAATGGTATATTGGAGTTGATGATAGTGCAGCAAATATATTCTGCATTGGAACAGGCTCAACAGTTGGCTCTAATAGACTTATGTATATGACTTCTAGTAGTGTATATTATACAGAAGGAGCAAGTTTTGAGGGAGATTGTGTAATCAATGGCGGAAAATTTGAATTAACAAATGGTTCAAGAATAACTATAAATCCAACTATTACTTTTACAGACCAAGACACAACCCCTGATGTAGGTAGTGGAAATTCTTTTATTACTAATAATGGAAGAGCCACAACAATTACTAGGTTTGATGCTGCAAAAGGAGACCAAGTCTTTACAATTATCTGCAATGATGCTAATACAACTATCCAAAATAATGCAAATATTGCTTTAGCTGGAAGTGCTAATTTTGTAATGGCTTCTGGCGATACACTCACTATGCTTTATTCTGAAGCTTTATCAAAATGTATTGAAATTGGAAGAATGATAAGTTAAAATAGAAACATTTATATAGTAGTTATACCTCTAATATGTATGACAAAAACTAAAGATAAAACCATTCGAGTAAGAGATAAAGATTACCGACGAGCAAAGAGACTTCTTAGAAAATATCCCGGTGAAAGTGAAGCTCGATGGTTTATGAGATTTGTGGAGAAAAATGACAAATGAAAAACCACTGAGTCACGAGCCATATGAATCTGATATTATCACTGGTGATTATCTTGGAGAAGTTAAAACTGAAAAACCCTTAAGTGAGAAAGTATTTAGTAATTTTTGGATACATACACCAAAAGATACTAAAGAAGTTACAAATGTAGTCTTAGCTCAAGATGTAAAGAAAGCAGTGGAAAAGTTGAAGAAATGCTTTAGTTATCTTGATAATGATTATAAAGAAAAGATGGAAGATATTGACAAAATATTTGGAGAATTTAAATGACAAATTTAATAGAGCTGAAAGGGGGTAGAGCGAGCAAATGAAAAAAAATTTAAAAATTTTAGGAGTTGAAGATACTAAGGAAGGAAAGCCCAGAGTTACACAGGCTGGGAAGCCCTATGCTAG